CAGCAATATATTGGCAAACGGTGAGCCATTAAAGATTATTCCTGCTTGGCCTTTAAATGGCTCAATTGATTTGGTTGAACCTATGTTGTCTCCAATCATTGATAAAGAGATCAATCTGTATAATAAAGTAAGTCGCAGAAACCATTTATTGTATGGTGCAGCAACCTACACACCGATCATTATTTCTGATATGGTTGATGAAGAGTTTGACAATATCGTAAACAGTGGTTTGGGCAGTTGGATACGTTTGAGACAAGGTGATGATGCCAAAGTTTTGGAAACTCCAACAGCAGCTCTTCAAGATATGGATCGGGCAATTGTCCAAAGTATAGAAGAAATGGCTAAGTTGGGCATAAGAATGTTAAGCCCTGAGACTGAACAATCAGGGGTGGCTTTGGAAATACGCAATGCAGCTCAAACAGCTCAATTGGGTACTTTAAATAATAAAGTAAGTAATACTATGGCGCAAGTAATTATCTTTATGATCAATTGGCGCTATGATTTACAATTGACAACTAAGGATATTGAATTTTCATTGTCTACAGATTTCAACCCTGTTCCTATTGGCGCAGATTGGTTGAGATTGGCAACTGAATGGTATCAACAAGGTTTAATTCCAAGATCAATTTGGTTGATATTACTCAAACACAATGATTTAATTCCTCCTGATTATAATGATGAAGAGGCTAAGCAAGAAATCAATGATGATGAAATGTTAATGCCAAAAGCGAATGAACAATCAGCCAATCAAATAGGAGCAGAAAATGCCGCTTAAAAAAGGATTCTCTAAAAAGACAATCTCAGAAAATATAAGTATGGGTATGAAAGAAGGTAAGCCTCAGAAGCAAGCCATCGCCATTGCTTTGAGTGAAGCTGAAAGAGCTAAAAAGAAAAGGAAAAAGAAATGATACGTATTTGGTTTCCGCCAATAAACTTGTATTCTTATCCCAAAAAAGAAACTAAACCAAAACAGAAAAAGTGATACTATGGCTACTAATGCTAATACACAAATATACGATAAAACAGTAAATAGAGCAGCCATGATTCGGCTGTATGAAAAACGTGTTAATGGTAAGGTGGAATTAGTGATTAATGGCCATACCATAAGACTTGACAAGTTAATAAAAGAAGCTAAGCTATCTCCAAAAGGTTTTGAAGCACTGCAAGAAGCAATTGATAAAGAACTTTTAAGAACTTATAAAGAAACTTTCAATATAAGTAAAAGATCTTTACTTGATCTTGCAGTGGATCAACTTTCTTTTGCATATCAAAACGTAGAAACAGCAATGGGTTCTATTTGGAAAACAGAAAGACCTCAAAGACGTGTTGCTGAAGAGATTGTTTTGGAAAGACCTTTGATTGAAAATAAGAATTTAGCAGCTGGCTGGTCAGGCGTTAGTTTCAGTGAAAAGAAACGACTTGAAGCACTAATACGAAAAGGTATAGCGGAGGGTAACACTGTAGATGAAATCGCCTTAGCAGTCAGAAAAGGTAATATTCATAATATTACCATGATGCAATCAAAAGCTTTGGTTGTCACTGCAATTACAAGTGTACATGCTCAAGCTGACCATGAAATCTACGAAGCCAATAAAAAGGCCATAACAGGATGGCAATATGTGGCAGTTCTGGACACGAGGACGACACCTCTGTGTGCGCATCGTGATGGGCATATCTACCCTATTGGGGATAAAATCCATCTGCCTCCTGCTCACTACAATTGCCGTTCTACAACAATTCCTGTGTTTAAATCTTGGGAAGACATAGCCAAACTCGAAGGTGTAGCTCAAGTCAGACGCAGAAATATTGAAAAACTTTCAAAAGAGCAAATAGCTTTTTATGATGGACAAACCCCATTAAAAGAAAGTTACAATGATTGGCTATTGAGACAACCTAGAGAAATACAGTATACTCATTTAGGTGATTATCAGAAAGTTGATTTATTGAACACTGGTAAGGTATCAATTGATAAATTTACGAATGATGCAGGAAAAGAGCTTGGCATTCGAGAATTGAGAGCCGCCACAGACTCTACTTATGAAGTGTCAGGCGATACAATTAAGTTTGCAAATGCCAAAAAGAAATTAGATGCTATGCAACTTGGCGCTTCAAATCCAGATGATCTGATTGATAGCCCGAAATTGAGAAAAACTTTGTTGGATTATTACATACTTCAAACAAAAGAATTGGAAGGCACATTATCATACACTAATTATAGAGGCACTCTATTACACAATAAGAAAGCTACTAGAAATAGAGTATTAAATTCACCTCCAAAGGAAGAACAATTAAAATTTAATCCGTCAACAGGCAGATACGAAGATGTAAGGTTATATCAACCAAGTCCTACTGTATTGGCGAATAACTTGAAATTGGTGGACGAAAGTAAGGTTCTTCTGGATAGGGATAAAGTTTTTATCCGTAAATTTGTGGAAGATCTTTCGGATACTATGAGTGTAAATGAAAGAGCTGTAGTTACCGACAATTTGAGAATTATTTTTGGCAGATATCGCAGTAACAAAGAAATTTGGGCAAATTTTAAAGCTGTTGTTCAATCTCAAATTAAATTTGATGTTATGAATGTGTCTGATTCAATAGAAACCCAATTGCGTAAAGATACTGATTTGATGAAACGTTTACTACAAGACAACTATATTGATCCAGTTCTTGGAGTTACTCAATTAAATGATTTACATGATAACTTCATAAGTAATATTATGGCGAGAAATAAGTGGGAAGATAAAACTGCTCCAACTATTGCTAAAGAATTGAGATCTTTCTTGGATCCACAGATTCCACTTAAAATTAGAAGTAGATTGTCTGAAGATGATCTAAATCAATTTTATTTGAGATTTGCACACAGATTAAGTATGGCGGATAGTCCAGATAGAGATCAATTTGCTGTTATGCTTGGAAGAGACCTTTATAATATGGCCAATTTAAATGGATGGCGTAAGCAATGGTTCGAATTGGGGATGAAAATACTTGAAAGTAAGAAGGTTGATAAATTCTTCCAAGTAGAAACTTTTGGTGTTCAAAAGCGTAGGATGAAAAGTCGTTTGAGTGGCGCTTACTTCGGCCCCTATTACGATACACTTGCTTACAATATAAGAGTTACAGATCCGCGCATCCAAGAGTATGCCAGATTAAACCGCAAGGTTGAACTTGGACTTCGTGTTAGCGTGACACAAGACAGCAATAGATTATTGTTTAGAGAAGGCTATAAAACTTATTGGATAGATAGAGGAATATTGGGTTTAGAAGATACACGAATACCAATTACATCTACTTCAAGTTTTAGTGAATTCCCTGAAGAATTTCTAGATAATAAAATGATAGATGCTTTAACATGGGCATCTAAGACGAAATATAAAGTTGATGAAGACTTTTATGACTTTGTTGATAAACTATTATACTTTAAGGATGATAGAGGTAAGGCTCAATTTTATGATGAAAGAAATGAATATAGAAAATACATAGCGTCCAGAGGAGACTCTTATGAGCGTTTCAAAGCTATGCAATGGCTTCGCAGCAGTGGGAAATCTTTTAGTAATCATCCTTTTATTGACCATAGGGCTCGTGTCTATGATAGGGGGCTTATTGGTCCTCAGTCTGGAGAAACTTTCAGACCTTTTCTTAACACAGCTGAATCAAAGAATTTTAGCCCTGAAGAATTTGAAGATTTTCAAGATCAAATAGGAGCATTTTTAGGTGGTTTAAATGACACATTTGAAGGTAGATTTAACTCATTATCAATTACAGGCAGACAAAAAGTTGCAGATAAGTGGAGACCTGAGTTAGTTCGTATTGGAAATCTTATGTTGAGTAAGAAGCCTAATGATATCAGAGCAATACTTGAATCAAATACAGTGTCTTTAGTTGATGGCGAAGAGTTAGGAAAATTCTTTAGATTTGCAATTGAAACTGCAAAAATAGATAATTACCTAGGTGGCAATTACAGTAAGTCTTCTTTAGAAAAATTGAGAGATTATAAAATATCACTTGCATTGGAACAAGATGCTTCGTCATCAGGAGCTCAAATTATTGCACTCACAACACGCAATAAGCAGTTAGCTGAATTATCGAATGTGGTTCCAACAACTCAAAAACGTAGATTATATGACGAAATTGCAGCAGCTACTTTCAATGACCCTCGTTTTAAAGTGATCAATGAAAAACTTGGATTAACTGAGAAAGATCTTAGAAAAGCTGCCAAAGCTCAAAATATGGTAACATTCTATGGTGCTGGCGAAAGAACAGGCATCTTAAATGTAGAAGGTAAGCTATCTAAGGTATTGGGTAAAGACAAAGCCACATTAGTTGTTAAAGCTTCAGACAGAGAGACTGTACTTAACGAAATATCTGCAAGAATAGCTAGATATGAAAGATTTGACCCTGTGACTGCAGATGAGCTTAGAGTACTTAGAGAAAATGTAAAAGATATCTTCAATAAAGGTATTGATCCTGGTGATGAGATATTAGAGCAACTATATTTCTTAGATCCAAAAACAAAAGATCTTGTTGAGAAGCTTTCTTTAAATTATGATAGAGTTGTAACTCCAAACGATTTTAAAGATGTTGCAAAAATAATGAGTGAGCATCTAAGAGAGCAAGTTCCAATTTTAAAAGACTTCACAAGATTCTTTGGAAGATTGGCCGAAGACTATCTTAAGAATGCTAAACCATCTGAATCTTCATTTGATTGGAAAACAGTAACTAAAGCGAGATTGGTTGGTGTAGAAAAGAAAGGTTTTGTATTGCCAGATTTAATCAGCAGAATTGTTGGTGTAAAGGCTGGCGAACCACTAAGTGAAAAGCTGATAAAGCGACTTAGTTTTTATAAACCTGACAGTAATTTGCATGACATCCTTTATGGAGTAAAATCTCCAGAAGCTAGAAGGATTGGCGGTAAGTTTTTTAAATTATCTTTTATAAGACCATCATTACCAACCCCTGGGGCTCTCGTTAAAGGTGAATTGCTTACTGAGCAAAAAGTTTTGGAAGTGGAGTTATTGAATGCAAACAAATTGCCTAAAGCTTGGACAAATGTTCCTTGGGTTAATTTTGATGGAAAAGTAATAGAACAAAACTTCACTCAACAATTTGAGGAAAGGTTATTCTATAAAAATAAAGATGGTGAATGGACCAGTAATATTTTACAAGTACCTCAAAAGACTGAATTAACTTGGTGGGAAGAGTTACTGAACAAAGATGGTAAAATTAATGATATTGCAGATGCAACACGAGCAAGAACTGCTTTTGCCGTTAATGGAAACCATTCCAACGACGCTGTAATTGTCAAAAACTTTCATTTGTGGGGAAAAGATAATAATATACCGACTTCAACAATTCATGACGCATTTTTTACAAATGCCGCTGATATGCTAAACGCAAGAAATGCATTACGTAAAATTTATGCTAAAATGTTGGACAGAAATATAATCATTTCTACCTTAAACGAAATGCGTGACAGAGGGCTACCGCAAGAGCTTTATGATCAATATTTGGAAGAAGCTATTCAAATAGGATTAGTTCCTATTGCGGGTAAATCTGTTGTTGGTGGAAAAGTTTTAAAAGAATCTGATATATTAAATAAAGACGATATTTTAAAAGAAATTCCTAAAGGGTTTAAAAATGATTATGGATGGTACGGAGTTGGTTAACAAAGCCCGTTAAATTAACCCGTATAATAGTAGTGTAAGAGATTACAACATTATACTAATTAATTCCAATATAAAGATTGTATCTTTAAATTACAAAATAATGAGTTGTACTCAAGGTAATAAAAATGACAACAAATACTGATGAACAAAACAATATTTCTGACGATGAATCAAAAAACACAACAAGCAGTGCTACCGTTGATAGTGAAATCGTAGAAAAAATTGTTAAAGAACGACTAGAAGAAAGTTTGAAAGACATTAAATCTAAACTAGATAAAGCCTATGGCACTAGAGACGAAACTCTTAAAAAGCTTGCTGAATACGAACAAAAAGAAAAAGAAGCTGAATTAAAACGGTTACAAGACGAAGGTAAACACAAAGAAGCTTATGAACTGCAATTGGCAGAAGAAAAAGCTAAAAGAGAAGCATTGGAGAAACGGAACATCGAACTTACCAGAGATCTGGAAGTACGTACCGAGCTATCAAAGTATACATTTCGAAGCGACAAAGCTATTGAAATGGCTCGTAAAGAAGTTGTTGACCAACTTGTACAAGATGATAAAGGTTTATGGGTTCATAAATCTGGAATCTCAATTTCTGATTTCGTGAAAGTTTTCTCTGAGAACGACGATAATTCTTTTCTGTTCAAAGCTAAAACATCTAGTGGTTCAGGTAGTTCTGAAAGTTCAACAAGTACTTCTTCAACACCTAAGTCATTATTCGAAATGTCTCAGGAAGAAGTGTTAAAATTAGCTCAAGAAGGTAAATTAAGAAAATCTTAATTCTCTTGTTTTATTTATTAAATTTCAAGGACTATTTAAATGACAGTTCGCACTAACGTATCAGGCGCATCTAACTTTGTATTGCAAGAAACCATTTCTGCATACTCAGATGAAGCCTACACTACCGCAAGAAAATTGGTTGGCACAGGCATTGTAAGCTCAAACCCAAACATTGATCCAAACACCGAAACATTCGTAGGTCAAGTAAGATGGTTCAAACCTCTTAACCCAGTAATTAACGTTGCTTCTTTAACAAGTGCAACCGATGGTTCTAAAACCAGCTACTCAAGCGATTACTTAACATATGTTAAATCAGTACGTACTCATGGTGCGTCTAAAGTTAACATGCAACAAATCGTTACCCAACAAGACGGTTTGGCCAAAATTAGCCGTGATTTTGCTGAAACTCGTGCGCAAGACGAACACAATGCTTTGATGGCTATCTTAAAAGGTGTTGCCATTTCTGAAGCATTGAATGGTTGCGCCGCTGCTTCTGGTAGCACTGGTCTAGGTGGTCAAACATTCTCAAATGACCCTTCAGATAAAGCTTATGGTTTCTATGTTGATTTAGGTGCAAATGCCCCTGTAATCGCTGCAACCGCTGCTGTTCAAGGTTCAGCTCGTGCTGAAGGTTTCTTACAAGCTTTCGGTAAAGCATTTAAAGATCGTGAGCCAGAGTGGGCATATTTGATTACTTCTCCAGAGGTAATGTCATCTTTCCGTTCAGCTAACTTGATCAACAACGTTGTATTGACCGAAGGTAACGTTCAATTTGAAACTATCTTCAACGGTAAATTCCGTTTGATCCAAACTCGTGCTTCACAAAGCTTAAGTTCTGCTGAATTGACAAAATTGAACACTGGCGCAGGTGTTGATATTGTTGGTACTAAAACCAGCTTTATTGTATTACCAGGCGCAATTGCTATGCAACCTTTGACTGTTCCTGAGTCAGTTGAAATCTTCCGTAATGCCAACACCTATAACGGCGGTGGTTCTACCGACATCTGGTATCGTTGGGGTTATGTATTGGCTCCTGCCGGTTACAACTGGGCTGGTTCTGCTGATAAATTCCCTTCAGATGCTGAGTATGCTTATGCAGTAGAAGGCGGTACACCAAAAGAATTGACAACTGTTGTTTCTGCAAGTTTAGCTTCTACTACTGGTTCTTGGATCCGTAAATCTGCTTCTGCTTTGTCTCTGGGTATTCTACCAGTATTCCACTCTTAATAAGGAATACTTATGGCACTCAGTAAAGGTACAAATTCGTATGTTACAGTTGCTGAATGTAATTCTTATTTTGACAATAGGCTAGATGCTAGTGGTTGGGCTAGTGCTGATAATTCAATGAAGGTAAATGCCCTAGTTACAGCCACTATGTTATTAGATAACATGCGTTGGGTAGGTGTTGCCATAAGTGAAACACAAGCACTAGCTTTCCCTAGAGTTGGTTCTTACTTCGATCCTAGACTTGGAACTTCAGTTGCTTTATCTGGAGTTCCTTCTAGGATTGAAAAAGCAACATTCGAGTTGGCAAACCATTTATTGACTAATGAGGGTTTGCTTGATGATACAGGTAGTGTAATAGATTTGGAAGTCGGTTCAATTAAACTCTCTCGTGTAAGAAAGCCCAGCTTATTGCCGAATGTGGTTAAGCAATATATCAACCCTTTATTGGTAAATTCCGGTAATGGATGGTGGAGAGCTAACTAATGAGCTATAAAGGACTGATAAATTCAAATTTAAACTTAGCTTTAAAATTGTTAAAAGATCTTGCTGAAGAAGTGGACTTTGTTAAGAAAACTTCTTCAGATTTCAATTTTGGAACCGGCTTGGCAACAAGTACTTCTGAAACAATAACAAATAAAATTATTGTGGTTAAAAAGAAAACAGGTTCTAAAGATAGAAACGTCAAAACAATGGAAATTTTAACTAATACTGAAGCTATTGGTTCACTATCTCTATTTGATTCTATTGTATACAACAATGAGACTTGGAAGATAACTGAAAGCATACTGGACGATGGTTATATATCGTTGTT